AAGATTCATACTCTGACCAGCAAATGATTTATCAGTTGAACTAACTTCAAATCGATCGATTCCTTCTTCTAAAACCCTATTGTTGAATGATTCGTTAATGTCTTTAAGTAATTTAACAGAATCATTATCGATAAGTGGTACTTCATATTCACCATTATCATTTGGCCTTAAAGCAAACCACCTATTAGAGTTTTCTTCTTCATCTCCTACATCACCGTTATTATAGAATACCACAAAACACTTTTTGTCATCACTACCATTCTCTTGCCTTAATCTTGCGATAGATTGAATAAAACCATTCTCAAATATATCATCATAAAGAGTTTTATTAGTATCAGCATCCACAATTACATCTCTTACAGCCGGAAAAACATCATCAAAAACTTTTAGATTTAGTTTACTACTATTAACGTTGTAACCATATTTCGTAGCCCAAATTAAGTCATCCTTTATCAATATCATTGTGGAATCGTCACCAAAAATGTCTTCGCTAGCACGTAACCAAGTTCCAGTTTGCCATCCTCTGTTCAATCCACGTCGATTGGTTCTAGAATAATATGAATCCCCACTATAAGTTCCTGGTTGTTTAACCACATAAGGATGGTGATTGACAGCATTGATATTATTTACTGTATCAGCTGGAGGTGATGGAAAATTTATTAAGTTAGGAGAAACCACCCATTGGTAACCATCCCATGTCCACTCCTCTCCTAAACTTGTAGTTCCTATTTTTAAATTCTCTTCCAAATCTGGAAACCAAGTGTAAACTACATCACCATCATCAAATATGTTTCCTATTTTCCAAGCACCTTGTTGGTTAGGTAAGGTCGTTCTTTTATTATTATCACCAATTTGCGCATCTCTTAACCCAAAATCTGGAGTCATTGGCTTTACATAGGATTGAAAAGAAACCATATCAGGATGTGTATTTAACATTTGGATTTCTGTTGAACCAGGCGCTGGTTCTACTGCTGAAGCAGCTGCCGCATTGTTTCTAAGATATCCTTCTGGTGGATTTGTAGGTTTAGTTTCAGTTGGACCAGGTTGATTTGGATCAAAAAAACCATCAGGAGCTAATACAGGCTTTTCCTCTTCTAAAAGAGAATTAGCATAACGTAAGGATATCTCAACTCCTTTGTTAGCTACTGTGCTTCTTATATCAAAACTTACGCTAGCAATATCATTGTGCTTAATTCCCTTTCCATTTAATGAGGAAATTTTTTGAGAAATTCCCAACCAGCGATATCTTTGATCGTTTGGCCATTCAGGCAAATCTATAAAACTAGCATTTTGGTCTGTAAATTTAATACAATTGCCACCAGCTATACCTTCTTCTTTAACCCATTTTGCATGATAACCTAGATGAGCCGTTCCTGCAAAAGTACCACCACTAAATGCATTAAACCCATCGCTCCAATTTTCTACTCTAATCGCATCGTCGTGTAATGTAGCATCCCATTCTCTAATGTTCGCAATATTAAGTGGATTACCACTATTATCAAGAACAACACTTTCACCACCACCACCTTTAACAGCGTTGATATTAGCCTTTACAGGAACTTCTATTTGATTTACCTGAAATACGTCTGATATTGTTATTGTTCCGTCTATCATTTTTGGTGTAAATACAAAACCACCATTTTCGGGAGTCAACGATATGTTTATAGAATCATATACTGTACCACCTAAGAAACTAATATTATTACTAACTTGCTTTACGATTACAGCAGTCTGTATATCAATAAACTCATCTTTGTAAGAACCATTTATATTCTTAGCTTTTAATCTAACCTCAGTTCTACTTGGAGATATAACATCTATTCTATACTTCAAATCTTCTATGGCTAATACTTCTGCACCAGACGGATTATCCTTATACTCCTGCTCTGTGCCCGAATATACTATAGCGTCATCAGTTATGTAAATTTTACTTGTATCGGTATACACATCACCAACTTTAGTATCGTTTTTATTTATTGTATGTACTAATACAGGATTTTCATTACCAGCTAGCTTTCTTAAAAAATTATATCTTACAACAAATATACCGCTTTCGTAACCTAAACTCCTGATGTGATTTCCAGGATAAAATTCAATATTATTATTATTAGGATTTATTTCAAACTGAGAGGTGGACACAGTTTCAAATTGAATAAGATTGTTGTTCTCGTCAAATAATTGTAAATGAACAAAATCTTTGCTACCTTGAGAACCCCACAAGCCATCCTCATAAGGCTTTAACCCCACCTTCGTTGGAAGATTTGCATCTAGTAATTGTCTATCTTTCTCTGTTAGTTGATTAGCCACTATAACTCCTCAAAATCTCTATCCAATACTTCGTCTATGATAGTATCAGCTGCTGTTGTTTTTAATAATCTTAATTTGGTATCGTAAATAACTTTTGTGTTCGAATCTTCATTTAATGTATTTGTGTAAGGATTTTCAAAAATCAATATTGCTCCACTTTTATCCCTATACACAAGCTCACCATTGTCTGCTGAACCTGATAGGCTAGATTTCAAAGTCAATAGAGCTTTTCTATTTAAATATTTTTGCTCATCCTCATCGATTAGATTTTGATAAAACGATAGGTTTTTTAATTCCTCTTGTGTGTATGGCATTTTCTATCTCACAACTTTAAATACGAAATCATCATCATAGTATTGTACGGTTTCATCGACTGTATTGCTTCCACTAATAACTTTAAATTCAAATTTGTAATATCTTTCTGATTGTAATCCATTCATCCAAAGATTGAAATAGTTTCCCGTTGAGTCGCAGCTTACTAATGAGCCTGTACCGTAAGGTATAATAGTATCTTCTGTTTGTGTGTCTCTTACCGAATAATACGTTCCATCACCACCTATGTTTTCTACACTACCACTAGGTAATGTTTTTACGGTTAGGTATTCAGAAGCGGTGTTAGAAAAAGATTTAGTAGGATATTTAGCTCTACCTACTATTCTAAATTTTACCTTAGATTTCTCGTTATACTCGGGTCTTAAACTTTTCATATAAAAAGACAAATCCTCTAATTCTATTGATGATAATGCATCTAATGAACCTGGACTCCATTTAGAATCAAACCACTCTACTTCTAATTTTGGTGGATAAACCGTATGAGTATTTCTAGAAAAGAATCTAAATTCACCCAATCTTTCTGAACTACCCTCATCGGTATTTACATCTTCGTTATTGAAACTACCACTTCTTTTAATTATAAAACCATCATTTACATATGTACCATCTAACCATTTATTGACAATAGGAGTTACATCCATTCTCATATCAGTCGTTTCAAATTCAAATGATTGTGACGCGTAGTAATCTGAAAACCAAGCTCCACCTTCTGGTTCAGTTGCTGAGCCACTCCAAAAGCTTTTATTTGTATTACCATCTCTATACTTCCAACTAGCGCCATCTAAGGTTGACGGACTATCTGAAAAAGTTCCTTGTCCTTCAACCCAACTAGAGCTTACAGGATAAGCGTATAATTCTTGAGATGTAGTTAAGTTTTGAGAATTAGCATCATACATATTTAAATAAAATTTTGGATTTGTAATAGTTCCGTCTACGATAGAACCTGAAATATCGGTTATATCAAATTTAATTAAAACACGAGATACTTTTACATTACTACCAGCAGTGCTCATAGTTTTTGTTACCTCTAATATCTCATCAAGGCCAGTATTAGAACTACCAGTTGCCTGATATATAGTTGTATCTGCTTCAGGAAAAATAAAATAATTCATTAGTAAGATCCTCCATTAGAGTTACCAGGACTTCCAGCCGAATCTCCGACTACACGACCTTCTATATCAGCATTTCCAAATTTTAATTCAAAACAACTTGGGTCTAGTGATGGATAAACTACACCACTCTTAGTAGCTGTATTTATGTCGTAAACATTTCCAGAATATCCTTCTGATTCTTTAAACTTATTGCTTATCAATACAGGTAAACCATTTGGATTATTATTTTCAGGCGGAACTACAGCAGAAACTCCATCTGTTAAAGATATTTGATATGCTAAATCTGCTAGTACAATAGGTTGCCCGATTTGCCATTTGTCTATGTTAAAAAAGTCTTTTACTTTTTGTATTGTTCGTAATACAACTTCCTCTTTATTATATCCACTTTTGGTTAGTAAACTAAAACTAACACCTATATTAATTATAAAAGCATCTTTTATATTTACAGCATCCGTAACCATTCTAAATTGTGTTAGGTAGGTTTGTATGTTTTCTTTTACTGCTTGATTTACATTAGCTAATCTTTTACCAGCATCAAATCCTAATACGTATAAATTGAGTGCTAATGGGTTTATAACTCTACTATCTGAGTTAGCTCCTGATTGACTATCTAATTGTGTGTCTTGTACAATATAAGCTTTAGCAACATTACCATACTTTGCGGGTAAAGCATAAATTCTTGTTATATAATCTTCCTTAGTTACAGCTCTTGCTTGTGCTTGAAAGTAAGCTAGAGCGTTATTCTTAACCTCTACTACGCTTTCAACACTTCTACCACCAGCTGCAGGTAAAGGATTGTTTACAGCAACAGAATTTTGTGTTTGAGTAACTAAAGCAGTAGATAATCCACTCTCATCTAATGTTACATTTGAGAATTGTACATTTCTAAGGCTGTTAGCTCTAACATTATTACTAACACCACCACCGTATCTATACCTAATAGTCAATTGAGTATTAGATGGAGCTTGTCCATACGCTTTAGTTGCTAAAAAGTTAGAAGGATCGAAAGCCGTATTTAGGTAAGATGGTGAACCTGGAAGAGAAGAACCAACCTCATCTGGATTTGGAATAATTTCTTCATCGGGACTATCTGATGTTCCAGCACCAAATCTTATTTCAGTTCTACCATCTTCTCTAATAAATGTTGTAAATCTTCTCGCAGTTTTCAAAAGTTTTAAAAGATAAGGAGCTTGGTCAGCATAGGTATATAATTCGTCATCATTGGTTGATAAGTTTTCCATATCTGTAAATACAGTATCTTGAGCTAAAAAAGGAACTTCGTACCAACTATTACCATCACTATCCGTACAACTGATTATTTCAGTCACATCTGAGTTAGCTAAAGCTATCCTTTTATATTTTTCAGCATCATTAAATTGAAAATATTCTGTGGTGACATTTCCGCTTGAAGCCTTAACTGATTTTTGTAATAAGTAAGTTACTGGTGTATCTCCAGAGCTTTCATAAATAGAAATGTTCATTGGGTCGTAAGAACTTGAAAATTTAAAGTTACAATCTTCTGTTGTGATAAATGAAATTCCTGTTTCTGATAAAACTTCCATTCCAGCTTTGATACTTACAGCATAGCTTAAATCAGGATTTGTTTCAAATCCATCTCCTGCTCCTGTAGAAGTTGCTGGTACTGTTTGGAATATGTCTAAACCAACCGAAGCTGCTGTTGCTAATTTTGGTTTGTAACCTAAAGATTGTGCCATATTGTAGATAGTTTTCTTTTCTTCAGCAAAGGCTAGTAAACTCTCTTTAAACTGATTGTCTACATAGTAGGAAAGAACATCACCCACATAAGAAGCCATTTCAATAAACATCATACCGGGTGATGACTCATTAAAATCATTATATTGATTTGGAAAATATATTTTAGCAAATTCAATTAAATTACTTTTAAAAGATGTAAAATCTTTATTTAAGTATCTAACTTCCTTTACTGATTTTTTAGGTGTAGAATATGGCATTGCCTATCTCCTTAATAATTTGTCACATCAATAGATATTTTTTCTGAAGAAGTAGTATCTACATTCAAAGAAAACTGCATAGAAACATTTATAACATTATTATTCCTAACAGAGAATTTAGTTTCTATATTATCTATTACTACAAAAGGTAAAAATTCACTCATAGCAGAACGAATGGCTTCTTCTACTTTACTTTCAATATCGCCCCCTTCTTGTTCAAACAAAACAGCAAATAAATCAGATCCAAAATTTGGATTTCCTAATCTTTCTCCTTTTCTTGTAAGCAAAAGATTTTTAATATTAGATTTTGTTTGTTCTAAGGATGTTTTCGTTCTATTGAAGAAACCATCTTTATTGTGATTTAACGGTAATCCAACTCCAATATACACATCTTCATTTAAATCATTTCCAATTACGCTCATTACTTATTGTCTCTCTTTTTTAAAGCTTTCATTACACCACTATAATCTTTTGTCAAATCACCCATCACATCTTGTACTGCTTTATTAGATGTATCAGCTCCAGCTGCTTGTGCAGTTTCTATAGCCGCAGCTTTTCTTCGACTTTCAGCATTACCTACAGCATTTCCATATCCCATAGCTTGTGCCATTTTTGAACTATCAAAAGTTCCACCACCCATTGTTGGATATTCATCCGTTTCTCCAGCAT